GTTGCTTTCCTCGAAGGCCAACTAAAGGAAATTGAAGATGGCAGATATGATGTTTGCGAGAAGGATGACTCACCGCTGCAAAACATCATTGACGAAGTGGTGGGTTTGTATTTGCAAACGATCTACAAGTTGAAGTTTTTGGCATAACCAACGGCGAGATGCCGGAAGCCGCACTCTGGCGGTATCCAGAGGACAGGAGACATCATGGAAGACGAACAAGTCGTACAAGAAGTTGTAGAGACTCAAGCAATCGAACAACCGGCAACGGAGGCCGCTGTCGAACAGGAAGCTCCGGTGCAGCAAGCAGAGGCAGAGAAGGTTTTTACACAGGCCCAGCTTGACGAGATTATCAAGAAGCGCCTGGACAGAGAGTTTAGGAAAAGAGACAGGATCGCACAGGCTCCTATTCCTGTTGTTGAAGCACCATCCCTGGACCCCAACACGTTTGAAGACGTGGACAAGTACGCCGAAGCATTGGCGGATCAGAAGTTAGCGCAGAAGGAAGAGCGGGAGAAGGCTACTCGGGTTAGAGACGCATATTTTGATAAAGAAGACTCTGCCCGGGATAAATATGACGACTTCGACCAGGTAGCGCACAATCCCGGCTTAAGGGTCACGAGCGCTATGGCCGATGCAATCCGAAATGCTGCCGTAGGCCCTGACATTGCCTATTGGCTGGGGAGCAATCCCAAAGAGGCCGATAGAATCTCCCAGCTTTCACCCGTTTTACAGATCAAGGAAATCGGAAAAATCGAAGCGCGGATAGAAGATAAACCACCGACGCCTAAAAAAACAACCACAGCGCCGCCGCCCATCAAGCCAGTGACACCGGATGGAGGTGTTAAAACGTTTGATCCATCAGATCCACGCAGTATCCAGCATATGTCACCAGCAGAGTGGATCGAAGCGCGGAACAGACAGTTGATGGACAGGGCGCGAAGATAAAAAGGACGACCAAAAATGAGTCAAAACATATTAACTATTGACATGGTTAACGCAGAGGCCCAGCGCATTTTTGAGAATGCGACGCCCCTCGCGCGTACTGTCAACAAACAGTACGATGCCAGCTTTGCAAAGGAAGGCGCTAAGATCGGCGCTAATCTCCGGGTGCGTTTGCCTGACCGGTCGCTTGTAACCAAGGGCGCGGCCCTCCAGGCGCAGGACGAGTCTCAGCAGTACGCCAATGTGACTATCACCGATCAGGCCCACATCGGCCTGAACTTCACTACCGCTGAAATGGCCCTCAGCTTGGACCGGTTTTCCGACCTCATCCTGAAACCCCGTATTTCTCAACTGGCCGCTCAGGTTGAAGCCGATATTGCAGCCTATGCCGTGCCGTCTCTGTTTAGCTCCGTTGGGACTCCCGGGACCACTCCGGCCTCCACTCAGGTTCTGTTACAGGGTGGTCAGAAGCTTAACGAAACCGCAGCGCCCAAGGATTCTCGGTTTGCTGCAATCACTCCTTCTGCCAACGTTGGCATTATCGAGGCCATGAAGGGATTCTATAACCCGACCGGCACTGTGAGCCAGCAGTTTAAGAGCGGTTTGGTTGCCAACGGGATACTTGGGTATGACGAGATCAACATGAGTCAGGGGCTTACGGTCCACACTTGCGGATCTCGGTCCACGTCCGACACCATCCTTGTGAACGGCACCATTTCTACCCAGGGCGCGGCCACCATATCCATCGATGGCGGGACCACGACTGCAACCGTAACTAAGGGGGACGTGTTCACTATTGCCGGTGTTTATGCCGTCAACCCGCAGACCAGAGTATCCACGGGGTCTTTGCAGCAGTTCGTTGTGACTGAGGCCAATACCGCTTCCAGTGGCGCGTGGACCGATATCAAGGTATCTCCGCCCATGTATACTTCTGCACACGCGTTGGCTACCATTGACGCGTTCCCGCAGGATGGAGCGGCCATCACCTTCCTTGGTGCAGCCTCTATGTCTTATCCGCAGAACCTTATTTATCACAAGGACGCCATTGTCCTTGCTACCGCCGACCTTATCATGCCGCAGGGTGTTGATATGGCTTCCCGCATGTCTCACAACGGGGTGTCCATGCGTATCGTTCGGCAGTATGACATCAATAACGACCGTATGCCTTGCCGGGTTGACGTGCTGTATGGCGTGTCTGTAATTCGTCCGCAGCTTGGCGTTCGGCTTTGGGGTTAAGGAGGATTAAATGACTATTGCATCCGTTGGTCAGGGGTCTCAGATTGGTGATGGGAACCTGAATGAAATCAAACTCAGAACTATGGCAGCGCCGCAGACCGCAACGTCTACGGCCACCCTTACCACCGCCCAGCTGTTGGGGGAGACTTTGGTGGGGAACCCCAGCACCAGCGCGGCAACGTATACCACGCCGACCGCTGCGGCAATCGAGACCGCACTTCCCAATCTGAAAGTTGGGTCCAGCTTCGATCTTACTGTGATTAACCTTGGTACGTCTTCCGGGATTATCACCCTTGCCGCTGGGACCGGGGTTACGCTTAGTGGAATGGCCACCCTGCCGATCACCACTTCGGCTGGCTCTACTGGAACGTGGCGGTTCCGCAAAACCGCAGCCGGTGCATTTACTGCGTATCGGTTTGCGTAAGGAGGATAGGTGATTGTTACTCGGGAGTTTCTAAGTGGGGAATTGGACCAACTTGAAAGTCGGCGTAATAGCGCGCACCATGGACGTCATAAAAACCATAATCGCCATGATGGATGCTCCCGAGTTGCCAAAGGGGGAGGACGCTCCCCCGGAGGCATAATATGGTAATATATTTAAGACATGCCGCAAATGGGACAAAGGTTGCTATATCAGAAACCGAAGCGATAGCCGACGAGAAAAACGGCTGGGAGCGGTTTGAGTATGGCGCGAAGTCTGAATTGATAGATGAACCGAAAGAGGTAACCCGTGCCAAGCGTCCTTACAAGCGATCTAATAAAAGGCTCTCTTAGGCTGATTGGCGTCATCCAGGAGGGGGAAACCCCTTCCTCGGATATGATGAATGACGCTCTTTCAAGCCTGAATGGTATGCTCGAATCGTGGAGCCTTGAACGGCTTGCTTCTTACGCCACACAAGACCAGATTTTTACTTGGCCAGCAGCCACAGCGACTCGGACAATTGGCCCGGCTGGTAATTTTGTCGGGAACAGGCCGTTTACCATAGACGATTCGACATATTTTAAAGATGTCACAAGCGGCGTTTCGTATGGTTTGCGGCAGATCAACCAGGGCCAGTATAATGGGATAGCCCTGAAAACCGCAACTTCTACGTTTCCGCAGTATTTGTGGGTGAACTATACAAATCCGGCTGTCGAAATGACAGTGTGGCCCGTCCCGAGCCGATCCCTTGAGTTTCATATTGTGTCAGTGCTTGAGTTGACGCAACCTGCGACCATTGCAACCACGCTATACTTGCCGCCCGGATATGCAAGGGCGTATAGATACAACCTCGCGCTCGAATTGTGCCCGGAATACGGAGTTGAGCCAGCCGGTTCGGTAATCCGCGGGGCTATCGCGTCGAAAAGGAACATCAAGAGAGTCAACCAGGACGACTCGGTGATGTCAATGCCGGTATCTTTGCTTAACGGGCCGGGACGATATAACATATACTCCGGGAATTATTGATGAAATCACCGATCCTTGGACAAGCATACACAGCAAGAAGCCTTAATGCGGCTGCAAATAGGCTTGTCAACCTATACGCTGAGCAGGTGGTAGACGGCGGGAAAGAGGCCGCATATTTCACCCGTGCGCCCGGAAGACGGCTTGTCAAAAGCATCGGAAATGGCCCCATCCGGGGTTTGTGGGCGTTTGGCGGCAAAGGATACGCCGTATCAGGGGATAAGTTGTACGAGATAGGCGTGGATTGGTCTTTGTCCAACAAAGGCTCTGTGTCTGGTGGCGATCCAGTGTCTATGGATGATAATGGGTATCAGCTGTTTATATCTGCGAACCCGGACGGGTATATTTACAACCAGCTGACCGGTGCATATGCACAGATTCTTGACGCGGATTTCCCTGGGTCCGACATGGTAACATATATCGGGGGCTATTTCGTTTACAACGAGCCCGGCACACAGCGATTTTTTGTGTCCTCTGTTTTAGACGGAACCGGGGTTGACGCCCTGGATTATGCCAGCTCCGAGGCATATTCTGATGATATCGTTGCCCCAATAGCAAGCCACAAGGAGTTGTGGATGCTCGGGGCGGTGTCTACTGAAATATTTTACCAGTCAGATACCACAGACTTTCCCTTCCAGCCGATACAGGCTGCCTTTATAGAAATTGGATGCGCCGCTAAACATTCGGCTAAGTTGTTAGATAATTCTGTTTTCTGGCTTGGCCGGGATCGAAGAGGATTCGGCATTGTATACCGTTCTCAGGGATATAACGCAGTCAGAATATCTACACACGCGATTGAGTTCGAAATACAGTCATATCACCGCATAGATGATGCCAGGGCCTTCACATATCAGCAAGACGGACACGCTTTTTATGTACTCAACTTCCCAACTGCAAAAAAAACATGGGTTTATGACGTAGCGACGCAGTGGTGGCACGAAAGACTTGGGTTCTATCTCGGGCAGGACGCAAACCACCCGGCAACGTGCTTCATGAATTTCAATGGGGAGTTGATAGTCGGGGACGATGATGGGAACCTTTGCGCATATGATCTTGATTATTTTACAGACAACGGCGCTACGATAAGATGGGTGCGGTCTTGGCGGGGGATTCCTACCGGGCAGAACAACCTCAAACGGACTATTTGGTCTTCGTTACAGCTTGATTGCGAGACGGGCGTGGGATTGAATGGCGAAAATGCCCCCAATATTGCGCTCAGAGTGTCGGACGATGGGGGTCATACCTGGGGGAATGAGCATGTGTGGCCCATGGGTAAGATCGGGGAGTTCTTCACGCGGGTTGTGTGGAGGCGGTTGGGAATTACATTGAAACGAAGGGACAGGGTTTTTGAGATCAGCGGGACAGACCCGGTAAAGGTGGCTATTCTCGGGGCGGAAGTGGAGGTCTCTGGTGGGGCTCACTAAACAGAACAATATACCGGCACCAAGGGTCAATCCTATTGATCCCCTTACGGGCCAAATGTCGCGGGAATGGTATAGATTTTTCATGCAGTTTTTCCGAGACACAGCGGCTTCTTTCGATCAAACCGTTGACGTGCAGGATTTGCAGCTTGGCCCACAGCCGCAACCGTTTGACGAAGACATGCTAAACAGGCTCAACAGCCAAACTAACACTTTTTGCGCGGCATGTTCGGCGTCTGACCGTGTGGACGACGTTTTGAGCAGCCCCGCGCATTTGATATACGATCCATATTATTTAGAGCCGGTCTGGAATGATGTTCAATATCAAATTTCAACAGCCAAACTTCCAGCGTCTCATTACCCGACATGGGAAACATTCACGACCAACACAAGTGAATATAGTTTCGCCGTTGATGATTATGTGGATTTCGGGGTGGAAGAGTATCCGCACTGGTGGCAGGAAGGGACAGATGTAAACATCCATGTCCACGTAACGACCAAGGCAGCGAATACCAGCGGCGCGAATCAGTATGCGAAAATACAGTTATTCAGGGCATATGCCCCAATGTTGGGATCGTGGACAGAAACCAATGTCTCGGCAGAGCTCACAATCCCGAACGGGACGGCGGCGCTGACATCTCTTAGATTGGACTTCCCAGCCTATTCCAGCACTGGCAGACATATCGGAGACCACATTAAAACACGGCTTAAACGAATAGCGGCAACCGGAGGAACGGAATACCCTGGTAATATATTCATTAATCAGATGGGCGCACACGTAAAGCAAAACACGTTGGGAAGTCGACTAATCAACGCAAAATAAGGGGCCAGTATGTCAGTAACTTCTAAACCGGTCGTTGCCGGTACGCAGCTTGTAACAACGAATAGTACACTGTACACAGCTAACAACGTGACCGCCATCATCGACGCGCTGACACTGTGTAACACATCCGCAAGCGCCGCCACTGCAACCATCGATCTGGTATCAAGCGGGGGATCGGCTGGTGTGACCTATAGGATTATTTCCGCTCGGTCTATCGGAGCCGGGGAGACATACCGATGCCCCGAGGCTATCGGGCATTCCTTGAAAACCGGGGATTCGATTCAAGGGCTATCCGGAACCGCTGACGCGATTACAGTCAGGGCAACGGTTAGAGAGGTTACGGGATGATGGATTTGGTGCCAAGCTCATGCGCTGTTGTTCCAAGGACCGAGGATGAGGCGCTCATATTCGAATCGTTCAACAAGGATCTTGATATTTGCGAGATTGAAAGGATTTTGGCCGAATTCCCGCAAATAGAAGAGGTGGTGGACCATATTTTTTCCGGTGGGGTCTACATACGGCAATTAAGCATTCCGGATAAGTCGCTTATTATTGGGAAACGCCATCGGCATGAGACGTGCAATATTTTGATGAGGGGGACAATGCTGCTTTACGCTGGTGATGGCAATCCGCCCCTCACGATTACAGCACCGTTTCAGTTCACATCAGCGCCAAACGTCAAGAAAATGGCATATTGCCTTGAAGATTGTGTGTTTATGAACATTCATCCGACAGAAAAGACGGATCTTGAAGAAATAGAAAATGACTTCATTATAACCGAAGATGAATTTTTAGCTTTAGATGGGGGTGCATTATGTCTTGGGGAGCAGTAATCGTCGGTGGCGCAGCGCTAATTGGAGGGCTTGCGTCTGCGAGTTCCAGCTCAAGTGCTGCAAGCAAGGCGTCCAAGTCGTCGGCTGCGGCCTCGGCGTATGCTACGGACGTCCAAAATCAACAGTATCAGCAAACCAGATCGGATTACGCACCATATAGAGACGCAGGGTATAATGCGCTCGCTCAGATGCAAAGCCCCGAATATTATAAGGATTTCGAATATTCCGACATGACGGCTGATCCTGGATATAGTTTTAGGTTGAGCGAAGGGCAAAAGCAGATAGAACAGAGCGCGGCAGCAAAGGGCGGGTTGCAGTCCGGCTCGGCACTCAAGGCGGCGGCAACATACGGCCAAGAGATGGGATCTCAGGAATACGGCAACGCATACAATCGGTACATGCAGAGTAGGACACAGAACTATAACCAGCTCGCATCTCTTGCCGGACTGGGCCAAACGGCGAACTCCGCAACTTCTACCGCCGGGAGTAACTATGCGAACTCGGTAAGCAATATAGCCACAACAAATGCAGCGAATCAAGGCAATTCGTATTTGACTGCGGCTAACTCGTGGAATTCTGCCTATCAGGGCATCGGTAATGCTCTCGGCAGTTATTACGCGAACCAGTGACGGGGGATAAAATGGATCAGATAAACTATGGGTTATTGGACACCACGGCTCCGGGGCGCATTGCTACATCATTCCAGACCGGGCAACAAAATGCACTTGCAATGCGTAGCGCGAAGCAGCAACAGCAACTTAACGCCCTGCAAATAGACAGAGCCAAGCGAGAATCTGAGGCAGAAGGCGCGATAAAAAATGCCTTAGCCGGTGGAGACATACAAGCCGCCCAACAGACCCTGTTAAAGGGCGGATATTATAAACAAGCCCAAGAATTGCAAAAACAGATATCTGAACAGAGGGCCGCAAAAATAGAGGAATCAAAACAGCGGATTGACATAACCAAACAGGCCCTAAACAGCGTTTACAACAATCCGACGCCAGAATCTACCGCAGAGGCGCTTGATTTTATTGACCAGACGTTTGGAGACCCGAACGTAACCGCTAAACATCGGCAGGACTTGGCCCGGATAGGCAATAACCCCGAGGGAATCAAACAGTGGGCTGGGCAACATTTGTTTAGCGCAGACGAGATGTTGTCAAAGATAAAGTATGAGGACGCAGGGCCAGTCCTCGCTCCGGTTGAAACAAACCCGAGAGCGCCAGGGTACAACCCGCAGCCGATACGGAAGGGACTTTCTCCGGGAGAACGGGCGAGGGTTGATCGGGGTGAGTCATCCGGGACCCCCTACTATACCCCCGTACAATCAGCGCAGGGAGTGTACGCGTTCAACAACAGGACCGGCCAAATGGAGCCTATAGCCGTCGGCGGAAAGGCTATTGTCGGCTCAAGCAGCGACCCGGAATTGCAGGCAAGAATAACAGCAGAAAAAGCGGCAGCCGAAGCCAAAGCCAAGTCTGAGGCGGAGGCTAAAATTGCGATGTCCGGAATAGTTGCAGAGGCGGACCAAACAGTTAAACTTGTTGACGATATTATAAAACATCCGGGTATGAAAATGGCGGTCGGTGCGTCTTCGTTGTTCCCGGCTGGTAAAATCCCAGGTACCGAGTCAAGGGACTTTATAAACAGGCTTGACCAGCTTAAAGGAAAGCAGTTTTTGCAGGCGTTCCAGAGCCTTAAAGGTGGAGGACAAATCACTGAGGTTGAGGGGCAGAAGGCAACCGACGCAATATCTCGGATGAAAACGTCCAGCAGCGAACAAGAATTTATAGCAGCGGCCAACGAGTTTAAGGACATTGTGCAGAAGGGCGCACAACGGGCCAAAGAAAAAGCCGGGATTAGCGGAAAACAGATGACACAAGCGCCGTCTATGCCGCCTGTCAATGCGTCCGGTTGGACTCTGCACACAGACGCAAACGGGAATAAGGCGTATGTGAGCCCAGACGGAAAACAGTTCGAAGAGGTGAAATAATGGCCTTCGATCTTAGCACAGCACAGCCGGATGCGACCGGGGGCGGGGTTTTCGATTTAGCAACAGCAACGCCGGTTGAACAGCCCAAACAAGAAACCACGGCCATTGACCGATTAAAGCAGAAATACGCAGAGCGCACAGCCAGGGTTGAGCAGAGCAGAGAAAAGAGGTCGGGCGGCACTATGCTTGGGCGAGCCATCGAAACCCCGCAAACGCTGTTCGAGGGCGTCGGGCAGGCTGCCGGGTTCGCCGGGGATGTGGCTGGGGAGGTTATCGGGGCCGGTGCTTCTGGACTGTATAACGCCATCGCCCCAGACTATGCGAAAGAGGGATTTTCAAACGCTCTTAATTATGCAGCCGGGACAAAGACGGCCCAAAACATAGGGCGCGGAGCCAAGTGGGTTGGTGAGCAGTACAACAAGATCCCGGAAGATGTCCGCCTCCCGGTTGAGAGCGCGGGGAATATTGTTATGGTGGCCCCGGTTGTTGCCCCACTGAAAAAAATAGTCGGTGCTGCAGTAGATGTGGCCGGGAAAGCTATACCGAAAGCAGTACCTGAAAAAATGTATGCGTCGGCGCTGAAATTGCCAACAACCATGAGCCCAGCAGAAAGGGCATCGGCAATATCCACGGGATTGTCAGAAAGGGCCGTCCCTAAAGCTGATGTGGGTATTGTAGATAAATGGCTCGGGATGAAGGGCCATTCTGACATTATGAACAAGATAGACTCCTTGAACTCTGAAATATCGGACATTATACAGACAAGCGCAAAACAGGGGGGTACAATTAGCGCCCCTGACGTGGCCACTCGGCTTGATGCGCTTATCTCAAAGGGAGACGAAATAAAGCGGGTTGATCCGGCCTTCGGAGAGGCTGTTAAGCGTGTAAAAGATGAGTTTATGGCCGGTGGTGGAGACATTCCAACCGACTCGGCCCAAAAGATGAAACAACACATTTACAAGGTATACCAGGATTATTATGGAATGCCGGACGCTGTTGGGGCCTACATTCAGGGCAAAAAGGCCGTAGCAAGTGGATTAAAACAAGAGTTGGAAACGCTTTACCCTGAGATAAAAGGGCTAAATATGGAAGAGGGGCGGCTTTTGAGTTTCCTTGATCCATATAATAGGGCCATCGGTAGGATTCAGAACCGGGATATTGTCGGGCTCGGGATGCAAACGGCGCCAGTTGCGGGGAAAGCTTTGTCGGGCAATGCCATAGGCGCGGCGGCAACAACCGCAGCTAAACTAATAGATACACCAGCGATTAAGGCTCGGCTTGCTATTTTGCTTAATGCCGCTCGGGGGAAAGAGCTTGGGGCCGGGTCGTTATATCTTGGCGGAAACGCCCTCCGCAATGTTTCACCCTTTGCCGCCAGCGCTTCGGTTAATGCGCTCAATACTGGAGAATAAACAATGGCTGGAAGAGCTACATTTCCACTTTACAAAGCGTTCACCACGGCGGGGATTCCATTGAATGGTGGTAAACTTTACACCTATAAGGCCGGGACTGTTTCGACGGCACTAACCACATATCAAGATGAGGGCGCGACAACTCCACACACGAACCCGATTATCTTAGATTCAATTGGAGAGGCCGAAATATTCATCACCGAACCGGCTAAATTTGTGTTGAAAGACAGCGCCGATGTGTTGATTGATGAGACGGATGACATTCTCCCGTGGCAAAGCACTACGGATACCTCTGACTGGTACACAGAAACGGGATCAGGGAACTCGTATGTTGTAGCTGTAACGCCGGTCCTTGTCGCTTATGCGGACGGGTTCATGGTGGAATTTTTGGCCTCACACGCAAACACAGGGGCCACAACTCTGGATGCTGGGCCGGGGCCGGTATCGATGGTTTCAGCCACAGGTAATGCGTTGATTGCCGGGGAAATAGCGCTCGATTCTGTGATTAGTACGGTTTATGTAGCGTCGAAAAGCGCGTTTTATATCAAGTCGAAACAGACAGTTACAGAAAAAGACATTCTGCTTTCCGACAACACCACTAACAATGTTAGTTCAACCAAACATGGGTTCTTGCCTAAGCTTGACGCAGACGCAACACACTTCTTTAGTTCGGACGGGACGCAAAAAAAGCCCACTGTTACAGAGGGAGAAATTGTTTTAGCCGATGTTGCGACGTTGGACGTTTCGACTTCGAAGCACGGGTTCGCGCCGAAGGGAAGCCGGGTTATAACTGAGACATATTCGTCTTCAACGTCTTGGTATCGCAAATATACAGATGGGTGGATTGAACAGGGCGGGAAGGGAACGTATGCCACAGACACAACCATCACATTTCCGGTGGCGTTTCTTGCAGGGCCTCCCACTGTGCATCTGACGGTGGATAAGTCCGCAACTGAGTATCATGAAATTCCTGGGGTGGGGGGTGTAACTGCCACAAACTTTATCGCAGCCCACAACCTAACCAGCGGTGGGGCATATACCGGCCTGATTTATTGGTCTGCGTGCGGATATTACTTAAGCGTTTAATGGGGGGGATATGATTGGATTGGTTATCACCGACGAACAGCCAGGATATGCAAAAGCATCTGACTGGTGTAACGCAAACGGGGCGTTTATTCAGCATCTTGGGAATGGGCTTTTTGAGATAAAGCCCAACCCAGCGCAGTCAGCAGAGATCATAAAAGCAAGGCGTATCCGTGAAATAAAGGCGGAGCTGTACGGGCTCGATTTGAAACGAATTAGACCACTTGCGGAGGGCGATCTTGCTTATTTGGAGAGCATAAATGCTGAGGTTGCAACGCTCCGTGAAGAAATGAGAGGTCTCCTTGTATGAAGATATCACTAAAATTATTGATTTGTTGAGAGATTTAAAGTCGATGGCCCCTGATTGCTTTATTGGGTCTATAGAGGATTCAGAGCGGATACTAATAGAGATTCGGAGGACAACCGGACGTGGCCAAGATATTAACATTCACCCGCTTAAAAGACCGTAGCCGGGGGGGAGCCGTGGTGCCAGACAAACAAGAATCTGTGTGTTTACAGCACAGCGGCGTTATCCAAAGCCTGTCAAGTTTCAAGTGGCTAATTGGCGGGTTGTGTGTCGCTACGTTCGCGGTTTCAATGGCCATATTGGGTAATCTCGCTGCAATAAACGCCCGGATGTCGGTAATAGAAACAAAGATGGAACTTGCTCTGAAAAAATAGCTGGGAGGATGTATGCTTGAGTTTTTGGGAAGCGGTATATTAGGGACGCTGTTAGGCGGGATTTTTAGGGTAATCCCTGAAATCCTAAAGATCGTTGACAAAAAGAATGAGCGATCACACGAATTGTCGATGTTTAACGCTCAAGTCGATCTTGAAAAGACACGGGGACAGATCAAGCTTGACGAGATTGGAGCGCAGCATCAGGCCGATATCGATTCGGGGGTAATTTCAGCGTTCAAAGCCGCAATAGACCAGCAGTCCGAAATGGTCAAGAGCGCGGGAAAGTTCTTAGCTGGTCTTTCGGCCAGCGTCAGGCCATTTATGACCTATTATCTGCTTGCGCTTTATGGGACGGCTAAGTTTGTGATGGCATATCTTGCTTGGGTTCAGGGGCATGACATGGCTGCCGTTGCCGGTATTATATGGGTTCCGGATGATATGGCGCTGTTGTGCGGAGTGATTAACTACTGGATCATGGATAGAACCCTTGCTAAACGGGGCCTCGCTTGAATCTTGATCTTGCTACAGATTTATGTATGCGCTTTGAGGGGTTCCGGCCCAAGCCCTATCTTTGTCCAGCCGGGGTGCCAACCATAGGCTATGGGAGCACATATTATGCAGACGGGCGGCGGATTACGATGCAAGATGCACCCATAACCGAATCTATAGCAAGGGCCATGCTTTTGAACGAACTCCGCAGCGTGTGCCTGCCATGTGTGGTGAGGCTGTGCCCGATACTTGTGCAATATGAGCTGAAATTAAATGCAATCTGTGATTTTGTGTATAACCTGGGCGGCGGGAGACTGCAAACCTCAACGTTACGGAGGTTTATAAATATTGGGGATTGGGAATCGGCAGCCGATGAGCTTATGAAGTGGACCAGGGGCGGAGGGAAAATTCTTCCGGGGCTTGTGGCAAGAAGAACGGAAGAGGCAAAACACATAAGGGGCTAATTGTGAGCATATTGATTTTTGGCACAATCTTTGCTATATTAAATAGAGTGCGGGGTGGGGGCTACCTTTTCGGGTGGAAAAATCCGAATAATGACAGGATTGCCAAGGTTGTTTCCGGCTTGATTATCGGGGCCATCGCTGTTTATTCGGGGAAACCGTGGTATATTGCCATTCCGCTATGCCTCGGGCTCTATTTGCTCGGTGAGAGTTTCGCGTGGGGGAAGTGGGTGGGCTCTATCGCTTATGAGATCCAAGACAAGCGCACCGTTAAGGGCCATGTGGAGTTGGGTATACACTGGCTGGCAGATGCGCTCTATGACGAAAATAGGCGCTGGTATGCCTATTCTGTTGTAGCGCTGGCTATCCGTGGGCTTGTTTGGTGGGTGCCTGTCTTTGTTTATCTTGACAACCCCTATGCGGGTGTATTGGCTGGGGTGTTGATGCCAGCCTGTTATGCTTTGTCGCACTGGCTCCCCGAACAGCACTGGACAAACAAGTGGGGGCTCGGGGAGATAATCTACGGGGCGGTTTATGGGGCGCTTCTGGGGTTTATTGCATGATAGTCAAAGAGCCTGTTTGCGGCGAACTCTATAGATACCACCCCGATTCGGAAGACAATCGATATGCAGCACAGTGGACTGTATCAGATGGAGAAATCAAGGGGTTTATGATTTTACCCATGACCCTTGATGAAAAAAGAAAGTTCAAGATGGAAATGCACACATGGCTTGATTCATACGATGGGAAATTAAAGTGTTTCACAGCGATAAGTTCAATCGAAAAGATAATGAAACAATTCGGATTTAAGGAGCTATCTAAATGACAGCCTACACAATGACCACGGCGGGGAACTATTCAGCCTCGGCTACCTGGGGCGGGGTTGATCCATCCACGTTCGTTCCGGGGACGGACACCCTTACCGTTCCGGCGACAATCACCGGGGCGCTCGTCCTTGATACGTCTACCACCATCCCAGCCATGACGATCGAAGATGATGTTTATGGAGTCGTCCAGGCGACCGGCGTAACCACAACCCTCGGCGGGATTCTGACGCTCGGTAACGGTTCGGCCAAGGATGGTAAGTTTTCCTTCGGGGCTGGTGCTACTCTGGATTATGGAGCCTTCGGGATGGTCGTCAATAACTGTATCCTTGCTTCAAACGCGACATCAACGAATTGGGCTAAAGTAATTGGCACGGCAAGCACTGTATTGGGTGCCGTGTACACCTCCCCAAAACAGAACATTCAGGTCCACTATGTTTCATGGCAAAACACTGGAACAGTTCGGTTCCCGGCAAAAGGAGCAAGTGGGGCGGTTACGTCCTACGTCGACGTGTCCCACTGTGCTTTTGTTGGCAACACCGCCGTAAATATTGGGACGGGTGGAAGCACTCTTGCTGTAACGCCGACTATAGCTGATTATTGTGATTTCCGGGATTGCGGGGATGTTACGTTTGCGGGGCTATCCGATGCAAGCAGTGTCATTTCCTGCAAATACAGCACGTTTAAGCGGAGCACAACCGGGTTTAATAAAGTAGCAAATAACCGGGCATCCGCAGCCCTTGATCTTACCGGAAGTGTGCTTGTGGGGTATGGTTCTTATGTTATGGCTGGGCCAACCAAGGTAAAGGACGTTTTTCTTTCTTGGAATGACCAGACAACAGACGGAGACGCAGGTGGGGTAACGCCTCTTTCTTTGAGCGTTGCTGGGTCAACGATGGACGGAAATTATGTGTATGTGCCACGGAGGGTTATAAACGCCCACGTTTCAGGGGGGTCGGGCTCCCCAACATGGCAAAATAGCGTTTACGAAATGTACGGTGCAGACGGATCAGATGGCGGTCAAATGATTATCCCGTCTGAAATTACAGTGGACCATGTCCTTTTCTTCGGGGCTGCTAACGCTATCGGGTTCGCGGGCGAGGTAACGTGGAATTGCACGGTGACCAACTGTACGATGGTCAATACACAGTTTGATTCTTATGTCCAACCCACTTGCTTCTGGTTGTCTGAAAACGGCGGAACCAGCGGGACCTTGATTCTCCGCAACAATATCCACGGCGCGTATGGGGGAATGTCTAACTATTTCCTTGACGACAACGGGGAGGGCGATGACCAGGTATTCGCTTTTGCTGGGTATAATAATGTCTACAACACGACCCTGAAATATAGAAACGTGGTTATCACCGATGGATCACAATATGATTTATCGGTGGACCCCAACTTCGTTGACCCAACTAGAAGCGTCTTGAACTGGAACGGGCATACCACGGACACAGAAACCACCGAGTATTTACTTAAGCGGAATGGGTTTAACTCTACCACTATGACGCAGAGCGACACGCCGACAACGCTAACCGTGGCCGACCTTATCGCCTACGTCCGCGCCGGGTTCGCCCCCACAAACGCAGCCCTCGCCGGAGCGGGTTATGGCGGGGTGGATATTGGGGCGGTGGATGTATATATACCCCCAGTGGTATCAGGCGGAATAATCGGGCCTATGCACCTTGGCCTTGGGCTTTCTTTAAACTAACAGGAGATTTTAAAATGGCACAAACTGTAACACAGTATGGTTCGACAATGACGATTGATTTTGCAGATTCTTCGGACGTGGTATGGTCCCAGATTTCAGCAAACCCCGTAAAGATCGCATCTATTTTCTTTATGCCTGGAGCCGCAAACGACAAGCTTATAATCCGGGACGGTAGCATCTCCGGGCCCAAGCTTGTGACGCTGCTTGCGACTGACACAGAGGGGAGAAACAAGGTTTTTACTGGTGGGATGAAGTCCCCGTGTATTGACTATTCGGAGTGCACCATCACGGCTGGGGCATACGTTACAATCGAGCTTTCCTAAAAAGTGGCCCCCGATGCTTCCGGCAAAGGGGGCTTTTGTTTCACTTGAAGTGGATCTCATCTACTCCGGCCAGCTTTCCACCACGGATCAACGCAACGGCGCACCCGATCTGTAAGGGATCATACCCGGCTATTTCAGGATAACCAGCGTAGCCTTCCCCAAGCGTCTTAAGAAACGACCCGGCGGCAACATACCACCTCTGGTAAGGGTGAATATAGTGTGCTGTCTGATCGGCTTCTGTATAGTTCTGTTCGATATTCTTTCCGACGGTTACATATAATTCGGGTTCGGGATTGTAGACCCTGAGCTTGTGAACGTGACCCATGGTCATCAAAACGCAATCCCCAACCTTGTCTTTGAGATATCTTTTCAGGGATCTAAGCTCGGCGTTTTTGCGGTCTTTGGGGTCATCAATGCGGGAGGAGATAGAAACTTTACCGTGGGTGGTGTAGTGTTTGAACATCGCGGCGTCTTTTTGATCGCGATAATCAAAAACACACGACCAGTCACCATATCTAACCCCAAGCTCTTTGCAAACGCGCTGTGTAATAAACCCGAACCGCCAGTGTTTTCGGGGATGGTTGCCATCCAGGATGGCAATGATCTTGTTTTTGATCTTCTGCCGGTGAGCGATGGCGTTATCCATCTGAACCAACAGATCACCTTCAACCGTGATGTTGTCATACCTTTTGTCATCGGAGCAAATAGCGTCGATGATATCCCCGTGGTCAATCCCGAAATTGAGCTTAGGATTTAGCCCACCATATTTTGAGTGCATCATTTCCACAAGCTGATCCCATCCATCGTGGTGTCTGAGCCTATTCCCTTCGTGGTCGCACGACCAAAGGAATATATTACAATCAGCCGGTAGTGGTACTTTGAAAAAGTTCAATACGCGCCGCCTTTCTGTTTTGGGGTGGTTTGATACGAAGGGAACAGTTTATACATGTTTTTGGGGCGTCTTCTGGGGTTAGGGGGCAACCGCAAGTGGTGCATAGTCTGTTTTCGATCCTGTGTTTCATTTTTAGCCTGTCGCGCATCAATCTTTGTTCCTTGCCGTTGCCGTGGTGGTGCTTTTTGTTTGACTCGGCATGCGTCTTCATGTGCTTAACACAAAATCCAACACCAGGGAAGACAGGATTTGAACAAAATCGACACAATCCAAGCTCTTTGTGTCTCTGTTTATATTTATTGTCTCCCATAGTTTCCTTTATTATTGCCGCCCAGAGGCGTCCGAGGAGCCCTTCCCCTTAACCACGATCCGGTGTTAACCCCGCCGCAGATGGATGGTGCGCGTAGGCGGCAAGCTGGCTATTCGTCTCTTGTTGTATATATTTCATATCCAGCATGGACATCCACGGTATTAATGCACGTGCGCCTTTTATAGGCTCCGTTTCTATCTTTGAAAAACATATCAAGCCAATCTGCCTCAAACTCGGTTTCGTGCATTATAACAAGTTTATTTTCTTCAAGTTTTATGTGCATTCTGCCTCCGTTATTTTCTAAACACCCCCAAAATGTCCTTGACAATATCCGGCGTCTTCTCGTCCCTGATCCGTTTCAGCGCCCCCCGAACCTCGTCCGGTGTGATGCCAAACGCTTCGGCAACCTGACGGATGGTGGGCTTCTGGCCCCTATCGTGGTACTGGTTGATATAGTTCTTGATGTGGGCGTGGTTAATCATCGTTTATCCCGCATTCTTTGCATTGGTCCCAAAGCTGAGACAGTCCAGGCATCCAGTCTCCGCGCCTTATCAGTTTACAGTATCCGTTGTTCTGCCGCCGATGCCATCGTGATAGTTTCCAGTGAGGGCAGAACTTAAAGTTCTCCCCATGGCAATACAGCCCGTGGGGGATTTCCGGGTGCTGATCGTCAACCCATTTTTTGTACCAGCCGAAACGTTTCATCTTGAAATCACGTTCAACAGTGCATCGAGGCTATCCATTTTAATTTCAAGCCCATCGTGTTTTGTCATAAGGGGATGCGCCCCCAGCTGGCACTCGTGTCTGTAATAGTCCAACCATTCGCACTCATCGCCCACAATTTCGCTAACAGCGTCAGTAAATGCCGACATAAGTTCACAAATTGGTTTAAGCGCTGGCGATTCATAATCGCTATCAAATAATTTTTGTATTGAATCAAGCGCGGCATCTGCTGTCTGAATCTTTTCAGCCCACACTTTGAGCCACTTGATCCGTTGGGAATTAATCATTTCACCACCTCCAGGAGCTCACGGGCGGTCTGGCACATATCGCAGACACATATCCCGCATGGCCTGCCGTCGTTGTGCGTTTCAAGCACATATTCCATTACCGCCTTGATCTTCGCCTCGCGGTCTGCCATCTCGTCAATGGTCTTCTTCCGGCCATACTTAACGCCATCACCAAAGCCGTCCATGTAGCAAGCGCTGTTGTCCATCACCGCACCTCCACGGTCATACAGATTTCGCTCAAATAGTCTTTATATTCCCGCCTGAGTTCAGGATCGATCCGAATAGCATCCAAAACCGCCTCCTTGGTGCGCTGGATTCCATCGGCTTTGCCCTGCGAATAGCCCTCCAAAAAAGATATAGATGTCAGTGACATCTCTTTCCTGGTGCGCTGGATGGCGTTGGCTTCGGCTTCTTGGAGTTTCTCTATCTCATTGGCTGCCCATAACAATTTAGCGGAAATATCTTTTGCAACACGTTCTTCTACGGCAATGTAAATACAGGATGCAGCTTTCCGCAAGTCACTCGGCGTCATCCAGGACCTCCTTTTTCTTACGTAATTGCATCGTAAGTCTCCAAATCCGCAATCTTTTAGGGGCGATGTGCAGCCATATTTTAACTGTGCCGCCCTTGAATAGTATGTTAGCCTTCTCAAACTCTATTCCAATGGTGCCATATCCGAATGGGAGCTTCATTTAGCTATCCTTTTCTGTTTCGGCTATAATTTCTTTGGCTATGGCCACGGTGCCCCAATAGTTGTAATTTTCCCCGAAGTAGTTTGCTACAAATTCAGCCACCAGCCGCGCCTTGGCCCGGAATTCTTTGTGGGCAGCTTCGGCCTTTCTCGTTCCGGTTTCGACCCCATCGAAATAATCAAGCGGCTTAGTCTCTGGTGCGATCATCACTCGCCCCCTTCCTGCGCCTCGGTGGGCGGCTCTTTGGGTAGCGATGAAAACAGTGTTGTGTGCCCGAAGAACGGGCAATCATCTCCAGTTAGAACATTAAAACATTCGCGGTCAAGGTCGCAGTTGTGATAGTGATTGCAGTATCGAGTTCGTTTGCGCTTTGGCTTGGGGCTCATTCCTCCACCTCGATTTCCGTTTCGATGGTTTTAAGAAGCGTCCACAAATCACCCAAAGGATTACCACGAACCTCCGATGTAAGTTGGCCGTTCGGACGCCGCCAGATATCAACCTCGATCGTCTTCTTAGCCATCCGCTTCGGCGGTTCACATCCGCCGGTGATTGCTGGCCGGGACCAGTAGAATCGTTGGACACCATTTTGTTTCCCATTACCCAAAGGGCCATAGCCTGAAATACACATTTCCCCACGAATATCACGATGCTCCACTACTTCTTGCTCAGTTCCAAGGAACAAGTCCCAAACCCTGTCCCTCACCCTCGCATTTGAAAAATCAGGTTCGCTCATTCTCCCTCGCTTTCTTGAGTGCGTCGCCAGCCGCATTTACAGCTATCTGCAACACCTCACGCTGGCTTTCATATCTAAATGCAGTTAGCCCTACTACAAGCAGAAGGGCATCAAGCGCCTCGTACATCTCCGTAAAGGCTTCCTTCAGTTTTTCGGGGTCAAGTTTCTTCTCCATCAATCACCCTCCCTTGCTCCGCACAGGCCGCATCCCCCTTCGTTTCTGGCGCGACCATTCTGCCACGCCATACAATCGGAACCAATGCAGTTCGTCCCCTTGTCGCCTGTAGGCGAAAGCCTGTTTGTGTACTCCATCCCTTGCCAGGTAACATTGTCAGGGCCAAGCGCAACCCGAACAAACGGACACCATTTTTTGATCGCTTCTTCTTCTTTCATCCTCCATCCTCCCCGGCCAGGAACGCCGTGATTTCTTCCGCAAATGTTGTTTGTCCTTCGTCCTCGTCTTCAAGATATTCAAGCATTTCTTTGAGTAACAACACGGCCCGCTGATACCGCTCCGGGTCTGGTGCGTCGTCCAGGGGGCAGTCGGGGTGGATGCCTCCATGAGGGCCGGGGCCGACAGGGTACGGGCAATTTGCCGGACAAGTTGCGCAACTTTCAACTATGAGCATCTTCTTCATGGCGCTTCCTTTCTCGCAATCCTCTTAAATCCAACCACCCACACCCACGGATTGCTGTCCCATGAGCCGGAGCCGTTGATGGACTCCCACAATGCGCGGACCGCCCCGGTGGGAGATGTATGGCCTTGCAAATCGTCTTCTTTGTACGCCCATGCATAACTGTCCTCGAATGGGAATTTGAGAAGTCCTTCGGCCTCAGCGTCTTCTCGGCTGATATCCTGCAACCGCTCCACCCGGACGTCGGCAATCTCCAGAATGATCCGGGAGGCCTCTCTATACGTCCCGTTCGCAAGCAGTTTTCCAACAGGAGCCGGAGCAAGCCGGGATGGGTAGGGGACAGTTGCCATGGCCATGTCGGCTTGGTATTCGATATCTGCCTCTCTGAACCCGCTACGCACACGAAGAACTTTGGCCGATTCTCGTACCCAAAGCCCGCCAACCCCAGAGTCAAAAACAACCCCCGGCTTCACCACTCGACGGGTCATAGTCTTCCGCCCGGAGAGAATTGCTTGAACCATCTGTTTGTTGAACATAATCGGGCGTTCTTTCATTTTGTTCCTTTCTCCGCCCGTCGCGGTGACCGGGCGGGGTTGTTGGTTAGAACGGAATCGAGCCGTCCTCGGGGTGGGAGCTAACCGCCGTTCCGTTCAAAACCGCAATCATAAACGTCATGGCGTCGACAGCTTTGTCTTTGTCGCCCAACCCGATCTTGACCGGAGTTGCCTTTTCCGCCAGCTTGTCTTTCCCGACTTGGAGCTTGGCCCACCGTGGATAGATTTTCTCGTCATTCCCTCTCTGGCAGAGGGTGAGCGAAAACGAACCGTTGTATTCGTCGAGTGCTACGCCTTCGCGATATTTCTCGTTTGTTTCAATGAAGCTTGATTCGATGATGGACATTTACGCTTCCTTTCTTTCGTGCTTCGTTATCTCCCGCGACATCTTGCGCAGGAGTTTGATAAACGGTTCAACCTCGTCAAGATCAAGTTTGATTTCGTGCCGATGGTCGTCATTGCCGTCTTGAGAGACGGTGAGATACTCGCCACACGAAAGATCTTCAATTTCGATTGCGGTCACACTCTCGTCAAAAATAGGTCCGTCTCCACAGAGGATCATTTTTGTGATTCTTGTTTTCATGCCACAACCCCTTTCATCCACCTCACCACCCGCCCCAAAAACCCAACCCTGAGCCGGGAAAGTTGCCGTTCCATGGCCCTAAACTCCCGTTCAAAACACGGATAGCAAAGCCCCCGTTTGGTCGAAACTTTTGAGTCAAGAAGCGCTCCACATTGGCACCCGGGGCGACCCATCGTTTTGTTGCAAATGTGTTGGCGACATATCGGGCATCGCACCTATGGATGCCTGCGCCCCAATAATAACAAATGTCTGGGGTTGAATCGCCGGGAGCCTTGCCAAAACGCACCAATAGCTCCCCATCGTCAACTTTCGGTATACGGTATCGCTTTTTTAGTCTCGCTCTCAACACGATAGAGCCCTCTCCGGACACCGCTCGTCAACCTTCTCCCCGGCGTCCATTACGTTGATTGTTTAAGGCCAATCTATCACCACCGGTGCAAACTGTCAATAATTATTTTTCAAAATGGGAAATCGTCATCCGGGGCATCGGTCCCGCACCGGATAGCCTCAATAAGCATGGTGAGATTTGCAATCGCATCCTCTTTCGTGGCCCCAACCAAAACCTCGCTCCACTCATCTTTTCCAAGCCGCATCCGCATCCACTTCGGCCAGATCTTGCCATCCTGGGCTTTTTGGCAGGAGACTATCGAATACGTCCCGTTGTACTCGTCCAGAGCAATCCCTTCGTTGTATTTCTCGTTTGTGACCGTGAATGTATTTTCGCTGATTGACATTTATTTTGCTCCGTCAGTTAGAAATTCGTTGAGATATTTAACCATGGATTTGGAAAGCTGGCCGTCAACAACCATTGTTAGATCGTGTTTTGGGAGAACACACTCAATCCACGATAAATTTAGGATTGTAGTCCAAAACGTCAGCCGTCCGTTGTGTTCATTTTGGTGGCACTCAAAGCAAAGCGGTACGGCTTGGCAGTCCGGGGCTTTAATTGACTTGCTACCGGAACCAAGATTCTGATGCGCCGCCTGTACGTTCTGCGTAGATCCGCAAGCAAGGCATGGCTTGGTACGGATAAAAGCCAAATATTTTGGAGAGCGCCATGGTTTCATTATTCCCACCTGCGAATTGTGCAGCGCGCCATTTCTTTACCATTCTCAACAAAAAAAGAGTCTTGTGCGCCGAAATACAAATCAGGGAACCAACCATAGGGACACTCTTTTTTTGCACATTCACACGCCCCTGATTCACGCTTGTCCCAAGGGAGGATTGGTATTTCAAACTCTATCTGCTTGTGGACCATACGCTTTCCGACAAGATCAAGGTTTGCAACATCACATTCGCAGTGGACGAGACACAATCTCGATAGAGCATCACACGCCTCAGAAGGACTAAGACGAGCCTTTAAAAACGTTATACACGCATTAGCATCAACCACATCTATCGACATCCCGCCATCGGAAAACAATATAGTTATTTTTGCATTTTCAAGATTCATTTATCATCACCTCCGCCATCCGTTTGATTTCTTCCGGGTCTAAGCCGCCCCAATATTGGGTTGAAACATGGCCGCACAATCCGGAAAAAATGGTTTCAAATTGCATCTGGTCCATACTTTCAAAAGATAGACTTTTGGGCACTCGATACATACACGGGCCAACGCCTTTCATGATGATTGCTATCTCGTCGCAACCTATCCCACTTTCTATTTGCATTCGTTTTAGCACAGAATGCGCGTCAAGTCCAGAAAAACCGTCAATATTTTCTGAAACTAATCTGCCGAATGCGTGGGCCCGCCGGTGAAAACATGGGTTCCGGGGCTTGGTGATTTGGCAGAATACGAGATCGCCGTGGGTGAGCCTTGCAATGGCCGATTCAGAGATGGAATCAGCCACCACAAGGCCGCTGTTGGTCCGGCTCTTTGCCACCCGGAATGCGTATTTCTGGGGCTTGGATTTCATACATACTTCCTGTTTTTGTCCACCAGGCGGCGGAACTCGTCAACCCGGATGTCAATCTGATTGAATTCTTCGGTAAGATCTGCCGGATAAATACGCTGAACGAAAAGCTGGTTGTCGGCGGTCCCTTCGGCGCAAAACGAAATGTAGTCAATCCACTCACGCCCAGATACTTTTAACTCTTGGGCTATCTGCCACTTGTATTTCGGATCGAACGCCCCGCGCCTGATCGTTGCGGCCTGAACCGGAATGGTTACGCTCTTGATTTCCACAAGCCCATCTTCATAAACGTGTCCGTCCGGACTTACTCCGATATCATCCCCAACGATGTAATACCCGCCATTCGTGACTGTGGCGAAGCGATCTTCCTCATATCGCATCCGGGCAATCGGTTCCTGTTCGTGGCCGCGCTTCATATGCTCGTTCGGGGCCATTCCTCGCGTTCTAGCTATGCCGTCTTTCTGTTCGGCGGCAATGTAGGCCGCAAGGTTTTTTGCCGGGTCCCCAAACGCCTTGCCGTAGTTCGCCATTATCGTGTGAATCTCTGACCCACCAATGCGCCCGATACGCAAAGAATCCCATTCTTCGGTATTCTGTTCGCAATCAATCCACAGCATCGGACGCCTCACGTTTAATCAACTCTTTGTTTTCGTCGGAGATTATGACGTGCTTCTCAATCGTCCCAAATGCCTTTTCCCGGCGGTAAACATCGACCGCGCCCTTCCACCTGGGGCTGCCGGGTGTAAGCTCCGGCTTGACCGTTCGCGGCTTCTCTGTGGAAAGTCTTAACCCTTCTACGGTATCCTTCCCAAAGCGCACTTGCGGGTCAACATAGACGGTCACGGCTACATTATTCCAATCATCAATAAATGCGCTTCCGGTCAATTTCTTCATGGTTCGGCAGTTTGTCGCGTTTAAAACCATAGGTTTCAACACCTCACCGGATCGGATTTCTTTTTCGGTGAAATATGCGGTGTTAAATACATCTTTCGTTTTTTTAGTTTTGTCGGCCTCAAGAAGAACTTTTGAGATCATCAAAACCGTTGGCTCTACGATGTCGGCGCTGGAAAGGTACGGGCTATCAAAAGCTTTGCGGTAATGGGTTTTTCCGTCGGTTTTTTTTTCTTTATCATCCATCTCCATAATCCTCCCGGGTGACCATGTTGTCAAAAATGTGCTGGGCGTGTTTATCGGACTCAAGCGTCAGAATCGCCTCTTTTATCTCATATAAAAATGAAGGTGTAAAGTATTTTTCAAGATCCGAGCCGAAATCCTCACCGCCGATAACCACACTTTCAAGATTAACCCGAGCGTCCCATCCGGGTTCCATTCTGGTTTCTTTCTGGCTGGGTTCGATGGAATACTCGACCTCAACATTGATCCCCATAGCAACGACCATTTCACCCATGGCAAAGCCTCCCACAAATCAAAACGATTATAGCGACAGCGACAACGACACAGGCTAAAATCTGAATATCATTGATGATGCCACACGGCTCAAACTCTTTTTTGCGCTTCATACCTCAACCCCCATTTCCCCACGCTCAATAATCGGGGCAAAAGTTGAGTCCATAAACTGAACCCGTTCACAGTAGTTGGCCATGTCGAAAGTTATGGCCTCTTCGGGGTTGGCCTTAGCTATGGCTTGAGCCAGAACGATGTGCTGGTTTACGGTATCTCGGAAAACGTCGGCAAGTGTTTTTTCCATTGTGTTCTCCTTTTTTGTTGTGGTGGGGGCAGAGGGATTCGAACCCGTCAACCGCCCGGTTATGAGCCGGGGGCTCTACCAGTTGAGCTATGCCCCCCATTTGGAACCAGCCGTCCAGGTCGCTACCGCCCGGAGATCCGGTCGGCCCCTCAATGCGGATGGCGTTTGTTACCTCCCCATCCCCACCGTGGATTGCGCGTCCTATATGGTTCAGGGGAGGCCCCGGCTTATTCCGGGAAAATTGATTTTTGTGTTAACCCCCGCCAGCCTCGGGGGTATTACTTTCGAAAACTGAACTTTCACCTTTTAACTGCCCGGAGACTAATCCGGGGCTTTTGGGGTTTGGGTTCGGCTGGATTTTAAAAGATCGGTACAGCATTTTTAACAATCCCCATACGGGGTGACACATTAGCGGGAAAACTCACCATCCTTTGTGCCGGTCGGAAATCAATTTCAAACCACTCAAGGAATGAAATTCTGTGATTGTCCGTGAATGCCCACCATCCAGATGGGCATTGGCTGAGAATCACATAATGCCTCCTGCTATTTGACTTTTGAAAGATCTTTTCCGTTCAGCGTTAAGTTCATACTAATTTAGATTCGATCCAATGTCAAGAAAAACTTTTACCGCAATCATCTTTTTCAAATGTTTTTTTGAACCCGAAATTGGCGGCTGTGTGGAAGACCACAATTCCCTCCGGGTTGGTAAAACCTGGGGCCGCAACGCTTCCGTTGATTGCGAGGTTGTGCATGATGTCTTCAATCCAAATCATCTCAAAATTACCAGACCATAAAACCGGAACAACATGGCAGCAGTTCGGGCGGGACACACCCCATCGGGCTACATTAAAAAGGCTAAACCGTCGCTCTTTCAAACCATACCCCCGCTGAATTCCCTTACCCCACCATTCCCCAAAGTGCCTACCGGGTCCGAGTTCCATCAGTTCGGCTTGATGATCGTAGGCCCAACGAGCGAATCCGTGGTTATCATCGTCGGGAGAGATCCACCGATTGCGGGAGCCGACCATCATGGTCGTCTTCCCGCTCTCGTCAGCGTCTGATATAAATATACATCCAGAGGTTCCGTCAATTTTTTCTGAGACTATCGCCTCTCGCGACAGCCTTGGCATTTTAGGAAAAGGCACAAAGTTAAACAGATGCTTTATATTTTCCACTTCCTATCCTCCTGTCTCTGGTTCGGATTCTATGACAATTGGCACACACAAGATCGCACTTATCTAATTCGATTTGAATAAGTTCTGCGCTATAGTGATGTGCAAACATGCTCCCTATATTATAAGTTTTTTTTGTTCCCTCCCTGTGGTCGAAATCCATACAACAAACTTCAAAAATTCCGCCACAGTCCCGACATGGCTTTGATTTTATTTCATTCATCCATGCTTTGGCGGCCACAGCTTTGGGGGAGTTATTATGCCATTGCCCCTCACTCGCGTATCGCCTCGCACGATATTCTCTTACGTTCCGGTTGTGTTTTTCCCTGTTATTCTCTACCCAATGAGACTCTCGGCATTGTTTACTACAAAAATGTTTTACTTTTGTCTCCGGCCCAAATGTAAAAGCTGCTCCGCATTTCCTGCAATTCTTGGTTAGCTCCATAATACCCCCCCGTTAGAGTTATTTGATCCGCACGGGCATTATGGCACAAATTGCTTTGTCTGTCAACTATTCTCACTGGCTATCGCTTCTCGGCTATATCTTGCCATTTTCGGAAATCCTGCAAATTCCATTTGATCCCCCTTTAAGCTTTTATGTCAACAATTCTACGCCGCCCCAATTCGCACTGAATAGCGCAGATGATAGCCTGGATGGCCCTAACGTCCTCGATTGCAACTAAAAGCCGCCGCTCTGAAATCAACAGCATATTAAAGAGCCTATCCGAGGTGCTGCCTTTAATCGAATCAAGGATCGACTCTGGATCTTCCGTGGAGATAATCTCATCTGACATAATCGCACCTCTCCGGGGTTGAGTTTAAAAGGCACTTACCCAGCTTGTGAGAAAAACAACCGGTTGACCACGTGCATTTTTCCGGGTCTCCGGGCGTCCCAGATTCGGGAGTGACGCCGATAGCCCGGAGTAGCGCGGCCTCGCTTTTGCACCCGCAGTCATGACAAACCGGGATGTTAAAAACCCCGTCCTGGATATGCATAATACAGCACACGGCATGGCTGGACCGCTCCCAGACCATAGCGTCATACACCGCATCGCCGGTGGTGTCGAATGTCTCAGGCGGCAGGTTGCAAACTTGGCAGCGTAGCGTCTTGATTGGGTTGATATATTCTTTGTTCATGCGATACCCCTTTTGCTATAATATGCAGAGCAATCTTCCCCATCGTTAGGCTCAATATGCCATATCAATTTCCAGTTGTCAATAATTATTTTTCACATTCTGCCGATTTTTTTAAATTATTTTATCTTGACAATTTACCCCGGTGTGGTACTATCAGCCCATGGAAAACAACGACAATATTCATGGGCAGAGGATAGCCGATCTACGGAAGCGGCTGGGCTGGTCACGCTACAAACTTGCGGTGTGGGCTGGCAAAACGGAACGGACGATTGTGAGATATGAAAAAGGTGAGGGGGTGCCAAGGGCTGACTTTATGGACCGAATAGCGGCGCTTGAGTTCGAACACGAAGCCTTGACTGGGGCATAGTTTTTTTGGCTTGACAGCTTGCCGATTTTGTGCGGTTGTGGTCATGCTGATGTGAAAAGGATCAATCATGGCCCCAATTAAACAACGTATTCCTTGCAAGCAATCCGGTGAAAGTCCGGCTCGCCATTTCCTTTGAGCGTCAGCGGTGACTTGCAAGGTTTTTTTATTTAGGGGGATTCCAAATGAGTGGTATGCCTTGGTTCCGGATGTATAGTGAAATGGTGGACGATCCAAAGGTCGGGAAGCTTCCTGACGCTGAATTTCGTCTATGGGTTGAGCTTCTTTGCCTGGCCTGTAGTTGCGGCGAAAATGGCGATACAGGAATGACGGTTGACGATCTGAATTGGAAGCTTAGAAGAAACGTTTCTGAAACGTTACTGAAACTTGAGTATAACAAATTGATTATTACACATGAAACAAATGAGCGGAAAACCATAGGCATTAAAAACTGGGAGAAGCGCCAATTCCCAAGCGACAAAAGCACTGGCAGAGTGCGTAAGTATAGGGAAAACAAACAAATTATTAATGTTTCAAGAAACGTTACAGAAACGTTACAGAAACGGAATTGTAACGGTGTAGATACAGATACAGATACAGATACAGATACAGATATAAATAAAACCCCTATATCCCCTTTACCGAAAAAACAAAAATCCACATTTGCACCACCCACTATCCAAGAGGTCGAATCTTTCTTCTCAGAGAAGGGATACTCGCTGTCTACCGCAGACAAGGCTTTTGAATATTATTCCACAGCCGACTGGAAAGACTCAAAGGGCAACAAGGTCCAAAACTGGAAGCAGAAAATGATATCAGTGTGGTTTAAAGAAGAAAATAGAGATCACAAGCCAAAAACCCAGACAATATGCCAGAGCCACCAGATGTTAGACCTCAACCCGAAAACGAGATACCAAGATGATTTCTAAATTACCTCCACAGGCGCTTGACGCAGAAGAGTCATTTCTTGCAGCGTGTATCCATGGTGATGCTGTACAGGCGGTTGAACTATTGGCAGCCGACGACTTTTACCGGACCACCCACCGGGAAATATTTTCTGCCGTGTGTGCTATGGTCAAGGCCGGGGTTGGTGTTGATCTTGTCAGCCTCGCTTCGTGGTTGTCAGACAAAAACAAACTTGATCCTGCTGGGGGCGCGGCTAATGTTTCAGAGCTTTTTGGGTGTCCCATTGCTGTTGATCTTGAGGCATACGCCGGTATAATCAAAACCGCATCCATCAAGCGCAATATTATTGAGCTTTGTTCCGAAACCGTCCGGAAGTGCTACGATGGAGAGTCGATAATTGACATTTTACCTTCGCTGCAAGACAGACTTGCCAGAGTTGACCAGAACGCGGCTAAAGATTCGTGGCTCAGGGTTGGGGATCTCCAAATGGAAACGTTTGACAGGTGGGAGGCCGCAAAGAGCAAAAAGGGGATTATTGGGGTTGATACTGGTCTTGTTGATATTGATAACGCCCTGGGAGGATTCCAGCCCGGAGAGTTGTATCTTCTTGGGGCAAGGCCGGGAATGGGAAAATCCGCTTTTGCCTTCAAGGTGGCGTTGTCTGCTGCGTCTAAAAACCATGCCGTCGGCGTTATATCCATCGAAATGTCCCGCACCCAGGTTATCTCCAGGCAGATTTCCGATTTGTCCGGAGTTGACGGGTCCAGGTTCAGGACCGGTGACTTTGAGGCGATCCATTGGCAAAAGATAAACGCGGCATATGCTAAGATTTCAGGATCACCGCTATATATTGACGACACTCCTACTGCCAACATCCGGGGGGTGCAACGCAAGATCCGAACGTTTGTTCAGAGATACTCTACAAACAAAACGCCGTTGATAATAATCGACTATCTCCAATATATTGAGGGCATTAAGTCCGAGCGGAAAGATTTGGAAATCGGGACCGTAACCAGAGGGCTAAAGGCGATTGCCCGCGAGTTGAATATCCCAATTCTGTTGTTGTCCCAGCTTTCGAGGGAAGTTGAAAAGCGCGAAAACAAGCGCCCGACGCGAAGCGATCTAAGGAACTCAGGGGAAATAGAACAAGACGCAGACGTCATAGCCTTCCTTTACCGAGACGAATATTACAACCCCGGGACAGACCAGAGGGGGGTTGTTGAATTTATAATAGACAAGTTCAGGGCCGGACGAACCGGAACCATCAAGCTGGCATGGATATCACACAGAACAACATTCGAAAATCTTGCGAATGGTGGGATGGGTGACGCCTAAAAAGATTTGTTGTCTTGAAAATAATTCTTGCGTTTCTAAAATGGCGATGGTATAAAAAGCCATACTGAAACAAAACGGAGGCGGCAAATGAAGTGCGGATGCGGATCAAAAAACACAAAGATAATCAACGTCCGGGAGTCACAAGTTGAGATTGCCGGGGAGATCCTTGTTTCTGACAAACGGCGGCATGAGTGCAAAGATTGCGGAAATAGGCTTACCACCTACGAAATTGAGATTGACAAGCCTGTTCTATCTAAGAAGCCGAGAATAGGGATCAAACCCGTAGCCCCGGAGAGTCTTGAGGGTCGCCGGGAAAACGCGCTAAAGGCAAGGGCGGCACTCAGAAAGCAGACCGATGGGGTCAAGGCAGGGGTCGAGGCATTTCTTCGATATAGCGAGCGGTTGGCGGGGAGGGCGGCGTGAACCTGTCCGATTACGAATATTTCCGCACCGAAAACGGGGTGATCTACTGCGGCGACTGCATGGAAATCATGCCGATGCTTGAGCCGGTGGATTTGGTTCTCGCAGATCCCCCATACGGGATGAACTTTCAAAGCAACCACCGGAACGACAAGCACGACAAAATACATGGTGACCACATTCTGCCGATAGATTCCATAGAAAGAGCAAAAACAAAAGCGAGGTGCGCTGCATATTTTTTCTGCCGGTGGGACAACATAGGCGAGATGCCCCCCCCCCAAGAGCGTGCTTGCATGGGTCAAAAACAACTGGAGTATGGGTGATCTTAAACACGAACACGGCAGACAGTGGGAGGCCTGCTGTTTTTATCCAGGCCCATCCCATATTTTTAAAAAACGAATACCGGATGTAATTTTTGGGGACAGAACCGAAAACGTGTTCCATCCGACACAAAAACCAGTCTCGGTAATAGTTGAAATACTACAGGCATATAACATGACGATGTTGACCCTCGACCCATTCTTCGGCTCCGGCACAACCGGCGTAGCCTGTGAACGCCTTGGCCGAAAATGGATAGGTATAGAAATCTCCGAGAAATATTGCGAGGTCGCCAAGAAGCGGATTCTCCAAGAGTTGAGCCAGAAGAAGCTTTTTACACCAGGGAGGGAGAGCCGAGTCACGAAACAACCGGCCAGACAGCCGGAGTTAATATTTCCCGGCACATCGTAACCGGGTGAAGGGGTGGGGTAGGGATTGAAGCTTGGTGGGCTTAAAAACGATTTAGAAAGGGGGAGTGATGAAAAAGCCAGCTTGTTTTGGGTTCTATAACACAAGAGAGTCTATAGTCCGGAACTGTTCAGGGTGCGAGGATTGCGGGGATTGCCAGCTTATAACCGCCCCGGCTCCGCACAACACAAAACCCAAAAAGCCGGGATGTTTCGGAGAATGGGCCAAGCTCGCCAATAAGTGCAATGAGTGTTTTTTTGCTCATGGGTGCTATTTGATGTCCAACCCTGTCACTGTTGGCTGGCCCGAGTACCGGACGCCTATGGAAGGAGAGAAAATGAGCAGGGATGAAAAGTCGTCGTATTATGACGCTGGCGGAATCGAAGTCCAGGACATCATCAAGGCAAAGTTGACCCCGGAACAGTACGAGGGCTTTTGTCTCGGAAACGTGATGAAATATTCCCTGCGGCGGAACTGGAAGGGAACTCCCGAGAGGGACGACGAGAAGGCGGCGAATTACGCTAAGTGGCTCGTTGAGGCGAGGGTGACCAAATGAACGTAAAAATTGGAATAGACCCAGACATCGGCCTATCTGGATACGCCATCATGACAGACGGAATCCTTGAGGACATCATAACCTTGAGATTCTTTGAAGTGTGTGACGAGATAAGAGCCGTGAGTTATTTGTGCCGGTCGATGGGTGGTTCTCTGGTGGTATACATCGAGGCGGGATGGCTTCACTCAAAAAGCAACTGGCATGGAGGAAGGGCGTAGTGGCCCAGAAGATCGCTAAAAATGTCGGCACCAACCACGCCGTAGGAAAACTATTTGTTGACTTTTGCAAGCATCATGAGATAAAGTATGAGGAAGTTCTGCCAAAAGGCAAGATCGACGCCAAAACCTTTTGGGCACTCACGGGATGGAAGCCAAGGACCAACCAGGAAGAGCGGGATGCCGCGATGCTGATTTTTTAAGGGGGGATATATGGGCGACTGGGAAACATGGAACACATATCAGGAGTTGAAATTCATCAAGGGCCTTGGGACTTTTTGCGAAAAGACCAAGACGTCCAGAAAAGAACTCTTGAAACGCTACCTTGTCGGAGCCAGACTCCGGGATAACTGGATGAACATAAACAAACAGGCGGCAATTGCAGCCGTCGAAACTGAACTGGGGGCTACATGAAAAAGGCAATCATCGGATTAATCGTGATCATTTGTTTGGTAATGGCTACAACCTGTCCGGCGCTTGAGGTCGGACCCGATAAGGTTTTTCATGCCGGGGGGTGCACGGTCCTGGCGATGGCGGCAAGCTCAACGCTGAAATATGTCGCTCCGGATATGCCGGGGTGGGAGAGGGCCATGTGGTCGATCCTTGCGACGATGGCTGTCGGGTATGCCAAGGAGCTAACCGACAGCGAGGTTGACAACGGGGACTTGGTGGCTGATGGTGTTGGGGCTGTGTGTGGGGCGCTGATCACGATCAGCTGGTAGGGGGTTATCGGCAATATTAAAAAAAAATGCGAAACCCGAAAAATATTTGTTGACATAGTGTCAAAATAGTGGGATTGTGTATCTAAAGAGTTGGTAAACCCACAAATCAGGAGGCCGGACATGGGCAAGGCAAAACACACGACGATCAAAAAACTCAGATGCTACCTCGACGCCGGGATGTTGTCGGTCTCCGAACTGCGCGGGTGTGTTGTTTCTGTTGGGTTTGTCTCTGGCTTTACAGTAACCGGGTATGAATTAACCCCGAGCCTGTGAGAGAAACATCCGGTTGACCATGAGCACTTTTCGGGATCGCCTGGAGTACCAGATTCGGGCGTGATACCGATAGCCCGAAGTAGATCGGCTTCACTTTTGCGCCCGCAATCATGGCAAACCGGGATGTTAAAAGTCCCATCCTTGATGTGTATGATGCAGCACACTGCGTGGCTGGATCGGTCGGACAGCATGGCGTCATATACAGCGTCTCCGGTTGGTTCGTAGGTCTCGGGCGGCAAGTTGCAAACTTGACAGCGGAGCGTCTTGATTGGGTTGATATATTCTTTGTTCATATATTGGTCTCCGTTTTACCCATACCCATTTCCCGCCGGTATGGGGGTTTTGGTTTATTCGGCCAGGGCCAACAACTCGGTATCCCACCCGGCAAATATCCGACCTGGTTGGTTGGTATTAGGCATCTCGTCTACCATGATTGATACAGACCCATCCTGAGCAAACCGGACCGCACTCCCGTCCGTGTATTTGTCTCTGAGGTGTCTGCCGATCATCCGCTTTTGTGCTAACGTCAAGTCGCTCATGTGTCAATCTCCTATGTGTTGGGCTATCGGTCTGTTTTTGTGGTTGGCTCAAAACTCGGGATATCCGCAGCTCTCTCATCAAGCGCGGTGTGCTCTCCAGCACCAACGGCAGACAGTACGCCATGACAAGCTTTGCAATAATGGGCTTTGACCGGCACAATTTTGCCGCCGAATCGGGTTTTTTCGAGCTGGCTATATACGGCCCGAGAATCGACTTTTACCCCACACCGGTCACACGGCACCGTGTAATCAGCAGCCTCCAT